AGTTTCCTAAGATTGAAGAATACTTTATTTACACTCCCCAAGCAACATATCCCACATCAAATCCATCTGCTTTAGGTGATAAAAAAGGCATTAAAATGTCTAGAGATTCTATCACTTATTGCACTTCTGGACTTGTAGATAGAAATAAAGGATCAACACTTTCATATCTTCACAAAGCAATCAAGGCACTCAATCAGCTTCGTATGATTGAGGACTCTCTTGTTATCTACAGACTCTCAAGAGCTCCAGAAAGAAGAATCTTCTACATTGACGTTGGCAATCTTCCAAAAGTAAAGGCAGAACAATATCTTCGTGATGTTATGATGCGTTATCGTAATAAGTTAGTTTACGATGCAGCAACTGGTGAAGTTCGTGACGATCGCAAGTACATGAGTATGCTTGAAGATTTTTGGCTTCCTCGCCGTGAAGGTGGTAGAGGAACTGAAATCACCACACTTCCTGGTGGACAAAACCTTGGAGAAATTACTGATATCAAATATTTTCAAGAAAAACTTTACAGATCATTAAATGTTCCAACTTCAAGAATTGGTGGAGAAGGTGGATTTAATCTTGGACGCTCATCCGAAATTCTTCGTGATGAAGTTAAGTTTAGTAAGTTCGTTGGACGCTTGAGAAAAAGATTCTCAAATATGTTCAATGATATGCTCAAGACTCAATTAATTTTAAAAAATATTATCACTCCAGAAGATTGGGAGATTATGAGTGAGCATATTCAATATGATTTCCTTTACGACAACCATTTTGCAGAACTCAAAGAAACTGAACTTCTCACCGAACGTCTGAATATGGTTGCTCAAGCAGAACCCTATGTGGGCAAATATTTTTCACAAGATTATATTCGCAGAAGAGTTCTTCGTCAAACTGATGAAGAAATTATTGAGCAAGATATGTTAATTGAAAGGGAAATTGAAGAAGGTATTATTCCCGATCCAAGTCAAATGGTAATTGATCCTGCAACTGGACAACCAATGCCAGGAATGCCAGGTGGAGAAATGGGTGCTTCGGTTATGGAACCAGAAATTGATGCATCTGCAGTTGAACCACCAGAAATTAAAATGCCCAAGGGTGGCGAAATTTAATAAATAACAACGATTATTAATTTTAAAATCATGGATGAATTAATGGATATGATTGTTACTGATAAGAGTCCTTCTCAAATTAGTGACAAAATTAAAGATTTGCTCTTTTCAAAAGCTTCAGAAAAAATTGATGCATTTAAACCAGAAGTTGCATCATCTTTGTTTAATGATAATCAGGTAGATTACGAAGAAGATAGCGAAGAGTACGAAGAATCATAAATAAAAAGTATAGGACTTTATTATACCGATGCAAAGAACTAAAATCGTTGAATCTGAGGTTGCAACAGGTGCAACAGCTGGTGCTGCAACAAGCATCGGTAATGCAACATGCGTGAGACTTCATAATAATACTTCAGGTATTGTTACTGTTGGAGTTTCAACAATCGTTGGTGCTGCAACAACTAATTATTTTTCAATGCCAGGAAACTCCGTTGAGTTTTTAGAAAAACTTCCAACAGATGTTATTTGGACATCTTCAGCAATCAAAGCAGCAAAAGTAGGATTTACAAACTAAGGCCATGAAACTCATCAGAGAAGAAATCGAGTCAGTCGAATTTATCGTTGAAGAACGCAACGGTAAAAAGTCACTCTACATTGAAGGTGTTTTCCTTCAGGGTGACATTAAAAACCGCAATGGACGTTTGTATCCAATGGATACTCTTCGTCGTGAAGTTGCTAGATACAACGAAAATCATATCATGCAAGGAAGAGCTCTTGGTGAACTTGGACATCCTGATGGCCCAACTGTAAATCTCGATCGTGTTTCACATAAAATTACTTCTCTTCGTGAAAGTGGATCTAACTTTATTGGTAAGGCAAAGATTCTGAATACTCCAATGGGTAAAATTGCAGAATCTCTGATTGGAGAAGGAGTTAAACTTGGCGTTTCTTCTCGTGGTGTTGGTTCACTCAAACTGACAAGAGAAGGAATCAATATGGTTGGTGAAGATTTTATGCTTGCAACTGCTGCTGATATTGTTGCTGATCCATCTGCACCCGATGCATTTGTTTCAGGAATTATGGAAGGTAAAGAATGGGTATGGGATGGTGGCATTCTTCGTGAAAAGTATGCTGCTAAAACCTACAAGAGAATTAACACTCTTGTAGATCAGAAGAAACTCGACGAACAGAAATTAAATCTGTTTAATGATTTTCTTTCAAATCTTTAATTTAATAAATAAATATAGTTTATAACTAAGGTTAAACGGAGAGTTCAAATGTCTCGTGGAGATTTACAAGAAATGGAAGTAGGCACTAAGCAATCCAAAACTGCCGTAAATGCTAACGCTAAGGCAGGAGATGCAATGCCACATATGGCAGATCCAGGTACTCAACTTGGACATGTAGAAGATCTGGGTGGCCCAGATCCTTCCAACTATCGTCCTGATGACGATTCAGCAAAGTTGAAAACACCTGGCGCAACTCTGAAGCAAGTCAGAGATGTTGTCAACAAGGGTGCTAAGGCTGCTGATCCTATGAAGGGTATGAAGGAAGAGGAAGAGTATGATGAAGACGAAGAACTCTTAGAGGCTAAGAACGAAGAAGAGGAAGAAGAGGAAGAAGAGGAGAAAGAAGAAAAGCATAGCAAAAAAGGTAAAAAAGAAGAAGAGATGGAAGAGTCATTCGAAATTGAAGATGACGTTAATGCTCTTCTCGGTGGTGAAGAACTCTCCGAAGGTTTCAAAGAGAAGGCAAAAACCATTTTTGAAGCAGCACTCAAGTCGAAGGTTGCTCAAATTAGAGAATCAGTTGAAGCCGAATATGAGCAGAGACTGGTTGAAGAAGTTGAAGAAATCAAAGGAGCACTCGCTGAGCGTGTAGATGCATATCTCGAATACGTTGCAGAAGAGTGGTTCACTGAGAATGAACTTGCTATTGAGCAAGGACTCAAAACCGAATTTACTGAATCATTCCTTTCAGGTATGAGGGGACTTTTTGAAGATCATTATGTAACAATCCCTGAAGACAAATATGATGTACTTGAGAATATGGTAGAAAAATTAGATGAAATGGAAGAAAAACTCAACGAGCAGATTGAGAAAAACGTTTCACTCAACAAGCGTCTCGCAGAGTCGGTTGCTGACGGAATCTTAGATCAAGTTTCTGAAGGGCTTGCTGCTACTCAGAAAGAAAAGCTCGCTTCACTTGCCGAAAGTGTTGAGTTTGAAAGTGAAGAAGAATATCGTGAAAAACTGGAGATGCTGAAGGAATCATATTTCCCAGCAGGTAAAGCTCCAAAGGCACACACTGAAACCCTTTCTGAGGGTGTAGATCAATCACCTGAATCTGTTTCAGGAACGATGGCTGCATACCTGAGAACTCTTCAGGCAGTTGCAAAAAACTGAATTTAACATTAAATCAAACGTAAACATTCACCAAAGGTAAACGCAAATGTTCAACGCAGAACATCTGCAGGAAAAGTGGGCTCCACTCCTCAACTATGAGGGTCTTGATGCAATCAAAGATTCGCACAGAAGAGCAGTAACCGCTGTCCTGTTAGAGAACCAAGAAAAATTCCTCCGTGAGGAAGCTGCATTCACCACAGGCGGTATGAGCCTGATGGAATCCCCAACCAACAGTGCAAACGCTGCTGGTGCTAGTGGTGGTTTCGGTGGCACTTCAGCCGCTGGCGGCCCAACCGCTGGTTTCGATCCAGTTCTGATTTCACTCATTCGTCGTTCAATGCCTAACCTCGTCGCTTACGACTTGGCTGGTGTTCAACCAATGAGCGGCCCTACTGGACTCATTTTCGCAATGCGTTCACGCTACAATAACCAGAGCGGAACCGAAGCATTCTTCAATGAAGTTGATACAACTTTCTCTGGCCAGGATGCAGGATTCGATCTTACCGCTGGTTTCGCTGACGCTGCTGCTGGTATCGGTACAACCACTCAGGGTGGCACCAACCCAGCAATCCTCAACCCAGTTGGATCTGCAACCTCAACCGCATATAACGTCGGTTCAGGTATGGCAACTGGCGATTCTGAGAACCTTGATGGCACTGCTGGCAATGCTTTCAACCAGATGGCATTCTCGATCGAGAAAGTCACTGTTACTGCTAAGTCACGCGCTCTGAAGGCTGAGTACTCACTCGAGCTCGCTCAGGATCTCAAGGCAATTCACGGACTCAATGCAGAAGCTGAGTTGGCAAACATTCTGTCAACTGAGATTCTTGCTGAAATCAACCGTGAAGTTATCCGTACCATCTATAAGATCGCTGAGCAAGGTGCTGTAGAAAATACCGCAACTGCTGGTGTATTCGACCTCGACATCGATTCCAACGGACGTTGGAGCGTTGAGAAGTTCAAGGGTCTTCTGTTCCAGATCGAAAGAGATGCTAACAGAATCGCTCAGAGAACTCGTAGAGGAAAGGGCAACATCATCATGTGCTCTGCTGACGTTGCTTCAGCACTCACCATGGCTGGTGTTCTCGATTATACCCCTGCACTCAATGCTAACCTGAACGTTGATGATGCTGGCAACACCTTTGCTGGTACTATCCAAGGTAAGTATCGCGTATATATCGATCCTTATTCGGCAAACCTGGCTGCTGATAACAGCGGACTGGCACAAGGTAGCAACCAATACTATGTTGTTGGTTACAAGGGTTCCTCGCCTTATGACGCTGGACTCTTCTACTGTCCTTATGTTCCTCTCCAAATGGTTCGTGCCGTTGGTGAGAACAGCTTCCAGCCTAAGATCGGCTTTAAGACTCGCTACGGTATCGTTGCAAACCCATTTGCTGAAGGTACTGAGCAGGGTCTTGGAAGACTCCGTGTTAACAGCAACCGCTACTATCGTCGCGTTGCCGTTAAGAACCTTATGTGATCTCGATTCACATACTTTAGGGGGGATCCTTCGGGATCCCTTTTTTTTATTCTAAATAGTTAGAAAAAGATGGCAGTCGGTAACGCATTTAGTAATCAAATACAGAACCGAAACTTTTTAGCACCAGTTGGATTTAAGTTTACCTTAAATCGTTCACCTAAAGTTGCGTTCTTTTCTAATTCTGCAAACATCCCAGGTATGACTTTGGGTGTTGCAAATCAACCGTCATATCTCAAAGACATTGATACTCCTGGAGATAAAATTGTTTTTGAAGACTTAACAATTCGTTTCCTTGTAGATGAAAATCTTGAAAACTACATGGAAATTCAAAATTGGATGAGAGGACTTGGATTTCCAAGAGAACTTGATGAAATTTATGATCTTCAAAGAGAACAAAAATATGTTGACACAACTGACACAAAGTTGATGAATATCTATTCTGATGCAACTTTAAATGTACTAACAAGTTCTCAAAATGCAAACTTTAAAGTTAAGTTTAGAGATTTGTTTCCATACTCCTTGTCAAATTTGCAGTTTGATGCTACCGATACAGACATTGAATATTTGACTGCAGAGGCTAGTTTCAAGTATACTATCTATGAAATCACTGATTTGAATGGCACTCCTTTATGAATATTGATCTTGATATGATTCAAAGAATGTGGGAACAAGATTCCAAAATTGATATTGATAATCTTCATACAGAATCCCTAAACATTCCAGTTCTTCACGCAAAATACTTCGATCTTTATAACAATCTAGTTCTTCTTAGAAAGAAAGCCGAACAGCAAAAAAGA